AAAGCAAGATGATCGATGGGAAACTTTTGTTTCTTTGCCCATCTCTCTGCTTTTAAATACCAAGTATCTTCACCACCCCAATGGTGTTCAAAGTTTATTTCTACCTTTTTATCAGCAGTCATTAAATGCAGACCCTACTTCAGATCCAATAGTTTCTCCAACTTGATTTCCGAGAAGAGATGCCCATCCTGCTGCTAACCATCCAATGTAAGGAATATTCATTACTGCAGGAACTAAGACACCAGTGCTAATTGCTGTCCCTGCCATTGCACCTTGTGATCGTGCTCCAGCGTCCGCGATCAAACACTCTACGTCTTTTGCAGACTTTCCCTCAGCATCAGTTGCACCTCCACCTATGTTACGTGTTCCGTCCATAGTGTATTGGTCACGACGATATTCATTTCTTTTTTCAGTTCCACCACCAAAAAATCCTTTCTTGGTTTTATCAATATTTAAAGATCTCTCAGACTCTAATACTTTAGGGTCATTTGCACGATACTCAATCTCATATCCATCCTTTCCAGCTTTGATTTTGTAGGATGAATAAGGACCTCTAGGAAGATTAATTGTAGGTGCTGGTTGAACTGGTGGTTCTTTCTTAATAAGATGTCCAAGAACACCAATGTGTGCTAAAGCAATAACCCCACCAACACTCAAAGCAACCCATTTAAAAGGACTGCTCTTTGGTTCTGATGGGGATTCACTTACAATTTCTGTGGATTCTTTTGATGTCCATTTCATTGTTTGTTAGGCTCAACGGCAGAAACTACAGGTGGTTCTTCTTTCTTTGCTACTGGTGCTGATGTTTTTCCATTACCATTACCATTACCATTTCTAGCAGGACTCAAACCGAAGGCAGCTAACGAACCAGAAAAGACCGAAGCTATGAATGTGGGGTCAAAATCTAAGATCTTCTGACCGTTTGGAAGTCTAACGTAACTAAAAGTGAGGAGAGATGCAGACCAAATAAGTACAACAACTTTCACCAAATTACCAAGAACTTCATTTTTATCTTCATGATGATCATGATGGTCTTTCTCTTCTACTTTTGCTTTGGATTTGACAAGCATGAGTATAGAGTAAGGCAGTGCTATTTAGGGAACCAATGCATCAACTGTTAAGTTTGTACTGACAATTTTATTGTATTGCTTACAAAGTTCTTCACTTGATTCATGTTCCCATTTGTGGTAGACAGTCTTAAGTTGTTTTGTATAATCAGAACCATCATGGCTTCTCATTTCATTGGCAACAATGGTTTTGATTAATACATCTCTTGTTAAGTTAGTCATTCTAGATTGCTTGTATCCAACAAAGAGTTCCCAAATATAACATGAAGAGAAATCTCACGGAACTCTTCTTGGCTGGTTTTCCTGTGTAGGATTTTATTATTTAGTGATAAATCCCTTTTCAACTAACCACTTACGGGTCAGTGGTGTTGGTTCATAAACTTCCCACATCGGTGTAGGTGATGCACATGCCTTTAGAGCATTCATAGTCATACCTTCAGTATGTCCTGCCCAAAATGCTTCTTTTTCCCATGGCCATGCTTGCTTTGGATAGGTATCCTCCACAACATTCTGCCAATACTTTGGAACTTTCTCTTCTGGATTGATAAGAGCAACGAAAGAGTTATCAATACTTCCTGCCATACAATCTTGGGCAGCATGATAACCTTCATGTCTCATCACTGACATTAAAGCACTGGGGCGTCCCATAAATGCTTTATTGAGGAAAAATTTATTTTCTTTAGTGTGATATAGTCCCCTAGTAGCTACAACAAAATACTTTTGGTCTGCTAGAAACACGTCAATTCCGATTTGATTGAGATAAACGAGCATGGAGTTGAACTCGTTAGCAATGTGAGTATAACGAGTAGGATTATCATACTCAGAAGATACATCAAGTAAACTGAAGACTTGTTTGACTCCATCTGTACACTCTCGGAGAACCATACATCCAGTGGCATCGGGAGTATAAAACTTAACTTCTGGATCAGAAGTTTTGCTGCTGACATTTCCACCAGTCAGACCACCACCTTGGGCAAGTTCTGGATTCTTGTTAGCAAGGGCAGGAGCAGCAAGTGATGCTGCAGCAAGTAGACTAATAAAAAGTTTTTTCATGCGTAATAAGCCTCATAATATTTTACGATACCATTAGTATTTACATTACCTTGTGAAACCCAATCATGGACACATTCGTAAATACTTTGATTGGTGTATCTAGGTATTCCGTCAGAAGAAAGTTGATGTCCAAACTTCTTAAGAAGAATGTTGAAAGCACTAGTTCTTAGTGCCATTCTATCATCAGAATACCGCCAGTCTTGTTCAGTCATCGGTACTGCCCCATACCAGTGCCAGAGTTCCAACCCTCTTGGAAGTTCTCAGACCCACCCATAGATTGCTTTGTTTCATCTACAGTGTTCCAATTACTGGTCGCAATCTCATACATCACTTGGTGAATGTCTTCAGGTTCTTGAGTCTCCTCTTTCCTTTGGTCTTGTTCAATTTGAGATTCTGCGGCAACTGTTTCTTCATAATCGTTTTGCTTATTAGATTTAGGTGCTGGTCCGAACCAAGGGTCATCTTCAAGAACTTTAGGTGCAGGAACACCAGTCCAAGTTCCTTGTGCTTCTGGACTATAATAGACTTCACCAAGAGTTTCGCACGGAACAGTAGTTTCATCAACTACACACTCAAGTTCTTTTTCGGAAGTCACTGTCTTCACGGCAGACTGAATCATAGATGCAAATCGTTTAATCATGCTAGTACCAGTTTCTTAGTGTAATTGTAGGCATACTGCTCTCGGTATCCCTTAATGCCCCATCCTAACCAATAATAGGCGGGAACCATGTATTGGGAGACAGTTCTTCCATTGCCCTCAAACTCAGGAAGATACCGTTGGAAGACACTCTCATTAATCATGTATCGTGTCTGTCCTTCCAGACTGCTAGGGTCACAGTCATACTTATCACAGAACTTGCCTAGATTATTGTATCGTCCTAGGCTGGTCCACTGAATAAGGCCATACCCACCCCGAGTGCAATCCCTGTAAGAAACTCTAGCCCCTCCCTCGCATATGTTGGGAATGAAGTTGCTTTCAGATTTAATGTTTCCCATGATCGTAGCAAGAGCATTGCGATCTGAGATCTTGGTTTTTTCTTGGAGTTGTGCAAGGACATATTGTTCGTTAGGAGTGCAGTCCTCACACTTCCAAGTAGGTTCATAGGGAATAACAGGAATCTCTACTGGAGGGGGTGCTGTGGCGATTGTAGACGCACATGCAGACCCTGTGACGCCCATCATTAGAAGTGTTAGGATTCGTTTTAGCATAAAAAATGGGAGACCATTGAGTCTCCCCATAATAGGGTATTTTATCTAGGTTGTCAAGGGGTAGGGACGGCAACAGGAACCATCATTCCACCTTGGTGGTCATCGTCATCATCAACATCATCTGTTAGAGCACTACCAAAAATGAATGCTCCTACCAGGATAGTTGCTAATAACAACATCACCAAATACCCGGAATCAGGTCGCCGGTAAGGGCATAGGATCCCATAGCAGCCATGATACCGATCATTGCTGCCCAACCATTAATGCGTTCTGCTTTTTCGTTCATTGTTTTTCCTCTAGTGTTTTGTTAGTGATGATGATCTTTTGACCATCGTGAGTAAATTGTAGCACATCGTCTGGGTGCCACAGTAGCTCTTCATACAGATCGTCTAATTTCTGCATGTCAATATAAAGTTGGTCTGGATTAGGCATACTGGTCAAATAACTTTCTAATGTTTTGAGTGATTTGCATTCCTCCAACTTTCTCTTCGAGTTTAATACCATCAGCATCAGTGATGATAAGAACAGGAGTTGCCGTTACACCATACTTAGAAGCAAGGTCAAGGTTCTCCTGTGGAATTGGAATGTCGCTGAAATCTTCAAGGTCTACTTTCTCTAAAAGAGAAGTGCGTTCATCCTTGATAGAGTTCATGTATTTATCGACAAGAGCGCAAGGTCCGCATGACTTTTTAGAAAAAAGATAAAATTTGTTCATGAGAGTTCAAGAAAAAATTTAGTGTTATCTCCACGGGTATTTTCGTAGATGGAACTATCACCATAAGTTTTATGGTCTTTGTATCCTACCATACGACCCTTCGTATTTTGAAGAGCAGGCATAAATGCAATAAGGAAGAATACTGCAGGTGCTCCAATCAAAAGAGCACCACCAATAACATAATAAGTAAGGAGTTCAGCAATGTCAGGCATTAGATTTAAAATAATTAAGAATGATGTGCTTTGAGTTCTGGATTGGGTTGAGATTTACTCAAGTCCCTACGAGTTTGATTTTTGATTACAATGAAAGCATCTTTGTTGATTTTGCGAGTACCAAGAGGTGATTGCCACTTCTTATTATACTCTTCACCAACATCAATACCTGATACTTGAGTTCCTGCCATTTCAACAGAAATCTCATCACCTTCTTCCCATCCAAACTTTTGAATGAGAGAAGCAACTTGTTCATACAAGGACGGAGATTCCATCACTCGATCTTCAGGTTCAAGTTTACCAATCATTAGTAAGTCTCACAGAGTTTTTCTACAGAAAATCCTAGCAGAACAAAGAATGAAATGCTAGTAAGTGTAAAGATAGTTTCGGTCATCAGACAATGCCGAAGAACAGTTTACCAGTTGCTGCGTAAGAAATCAAGGCGGCAACAAATCCAAGCATAGCAGTACGACCATTCAGTTTTTCTGCTCTCTCAGCATATGGCTCATAACCATAACGCTCCATTGCTTCTTTGGTCATGTACATGGTGGGTTCTTTAGCAAACATATTCATTTGCCCGAACTCATTCTTTGTTACAGTCATTGTTACCTCCTGTAATAATTCTTTACATAGTATATAGCAAAAAGGGGGTCTTGTCAACCCCCCCATGTGTATAAATTACTACTTAAGAGTATCAACAGCAGCAAGTGCTTTCTGACGCAATCCCTCAGGAAGAGGAACATAACCAAGAGAATCAGATTTTGCTTGTGCTTTCTCACTCAACATATAACGAAGAGTTGT